GCCACAGGCCGACAGCAAAGCTGGCAGACTTAGAAGACGAGTTGGAGCGCAAGGCGCAAGAAGAGGCGCGCGAGTTTGAGAAGGCGAAAAAACATGGACTATGAGATAAACGAAATGGCCTCCGAGCTCGAGGCTGAACTGAACCCAGACGTCATGGACGATCAGGAGCTGCAAGGCATCGTCGGCAACGAGATCGACGACGCGGTCGACTTCATCGACAACTGGATCTCTCCAATCCGCTCCACGGCGACGCAATACTACCGAGGCGAGCCGTTTGGCGACGAGGAGGAGGGCCGCAGCCAGGTGGTTAGCATGGACGTACGGGATACCGTACAGGCGATCATCCCGTCTCTGATGCGGATCTTCAATGGGTCCGACCGCACGGTTGAATACGTCCCGCAGAGCGCGGAGGACGTGCCGGCGGCAAAGCAGGCAACCGAGTACGCAAATTTCATCATCAACCGCGACAACCGCGGCTTCCTGGAGATGCACAGCGCCTTTATGGACGCGCTGGTGCGCAAGGTTGGGATCATCAAGTGTTACTGGGAAGACAAGACAGAATTTGAGACCATTGAATACACCGGCGTCGACGACAACGCCCTAGCGGCTCTCATGGCCGACCCAGCTGCCGAAGTCGACATCACAGTGAGCACGCCAATGGGTGAGCCGCAGATCGACCCCATGAGCGGTCAGATCATCCCGCCGCCCATGGCCCACGACCTGCGCGTAACCTACACGCACCCAGACGGCCGTGTGAAGGTTGAGGCGCTTCCGCCGGAGGAGTTTTTGATCTCGCGCGAAGCAAAATCTGTAGAGGACGCAGACTACGTTGCGCACCGCCGCATCGTCACTGTGTCCGAGCTTGTAGCTATGGGCTACGATTACGACGACGTGTATAATCTCTCGTCAGACCACGACGACATGGACACCAACGTCGAGCGCAACACGCGCAACCCGGCGCTGACCAACGAGATGAATTCACGCAGCGATCCGGCGATGCGTAAGGTGCTTTACGTTGAGAACTACATCCGCGTGGACTACGACGGAGACGGCATCGCGGAGCTGCGCAAGATCTGCACCGGCGGAGACGGCAACGTCATCTTAAACAACGAGCCCTGCGCGATGGCGCCATTCGCCACACTCTGCCCAGATCCAGAGCCGCACGACTTTTTTGGCCTCAGCATTTTTGACGCCGTGGCCGACATCCAGCGGATCAAATCAGTCATCATGCGCAACTCCCTGGACAGCCTAAGCCTCAGTATTCACCCAAGAATTGCTGTTGTAGAGGGTATGGTGAATATGGAAGACGCCATGAATACAGAGATGGGGTCGATCGTCCGACAACGCGCTCCCGGCTCAGTCCAACAGCTGACCGTGCCATTCGTCGGACAGCAGGCGTTTCCGGTGCTGCAATACATGGACGAGGTCAAGGAGGCCCGCACGGGCATCTCCAAGGCATCCATGGGCTTAGACGCTGGCGCCCTACAGTCAAGCACTGCGACAGCCGTGGCAGCCACTGTAAGCGCCGCACAGCAGCACATTGAGATGATTGCTAGGGTATTCGCTGAGACGGGCATTAAGCGCCTGTACGAGCTTGTCCTGCACAACATCACCACGCACCAAGATCGCGCCCGCATGATCCGCCTGAACAACGATTTCGTGGAAATGGACCCCAGGGTCTGGAATGCGAACATGGACGTCTCTGTAAACGTAGCCCTGGGCCGCGGCACTGACACTGAGCGGATGATGATGCTGCGCCAGATCGGCGAGATGCAGAAGGAAGCCATGTCTACCATGGGGCCGCAGAACCCGCTGACCGACATCTCCAAGTTGAGCAACACGCTCAAGGAGATGACGTCGCTGGCCGGCTTCAAGGACACGTCGCAGTTCTGGAGCGATCCGGCGAAGTTCCAGCCGCCACCGCCAGACAACAAGCCCGACATCAACGAGCAGCTGATCCAAGTTCAGATCCAGCAGATCCAGTCGGACATGCAGAAGAAGGCGGCCGAGCTGCAACTGAAGCGCGAGCAGATGATGATGGAAGACGACCGCAAGCGCGACGAGCTCGAGGCCGACATCCGCGTCAAGGCGGAAGAGCTGAAGGCCAAGTACGGCACGCAGCTTGACGTCGCCCAGATCCGGGCTGACATGGCGATCAACCGCGAAGTGATGAAGGCCCAGGCTGACATAATCACGGAGGCGGCGCGTGAAGACTAAGCAGCAGATCATCACAGACGGCAAGCAGGCAGAGCGCCTGCTCGCCGACACGGATTTGCTTCGGTTTCTTGAGGAAGCCGAGGCGGATTGCTGGACGCAGTTCAAGGCAACTGGCCCCAGTGACACCGACAGCCGCGAGGCTGTTTACATGAAGTTGCGCGGAATTGACATGGTTCGCCAGTCGCTGCGCAGCATGGTTGATAACGCTACTATTGAAATGAAGATGAAAAAGTAGCATAATGGAGAAGTAAGAGATGTCAGACAACAGCACCCCGCAAGGGACTGACCTGTACAGCGCTCAGAATGCAATCAGAAGTATGCTCGCGCCCCAAGAGGATAACGTGACGACAGATGATGCGCTTGAGGCAGAAGCCGCGCAAGTGGATGACGCCGAAATGCCGGATGGCCAAGAGGAAGAGTATGAGGCGCAAGCTGACAACTCTCCCGTCGAGGGGTCTGAAAGCGATCTGGACGACGAAGACGACGATGACGGCGACCAATATGGATCTCTTGATTTGTCCACGACCATTGAGGTCGATGGCGAAGAGATAACCATTGAGGAGCTGCGCAGCGGACACCTTCGGCAGAAAGACTACACGCGAAAAACTCAGGAGCTCGCTGAAAACCGAAAGGCTATGGAAGCGCAGTATCAGGAGATTGAGCGTGAGCGTGCCGAATATGCGCAACTACTGCCAGCAATGGCGGAGCGCATCCAACAGGCAGCGGAACAGGAGCCGGACTGGGACACTCTGTATGACGCAGACCCCGTGATGGCAGCGAAGGCGGAACGCCAGTGGAGGAAGGAGCAGGAGGCGCGCGTGGCGCAACTCCAGGCCGTCCAAGCTGAGCAGCAACGGATGCAGCAGATTGAAGCGCAGAAGCATGAGCAGATGCAGCAATCGTATTTGGAGCAGCAGCGTCAAATATTGCCTGACATCATCCCCGAGTGGCGTGACAGCAAAGTCGCCGCCACGGAAGCAACCCAGATCCGGGACTTCCTACTCGGCGAAGGTTTCAGCGAGCAAGACGTGAGCGGGATGTCAAATGCAACGCTTGTGAAACTAGCGAGGAAAGCGATGTTATATGATCGTGGTGAAACGCGGGCAAACGAGGTTAAAGCTAAACCTAAGAAGCCACGCACCAAGACATTGAAGTCGGGTTCCAGAGCGTCACAGCCTAAACGCACCTCAGCAGCACAGGAAGCGCAGAACCGCGCACGGAAAACTGGTCGCGTCAACGACGCCGCGGCCGCAATCAAAGCCTTGCTATAGGAGCATAAACTATGACTATCATTGCAAACACCTTTACGTCTTTTGACGCCAAGGGTATCCGGGAAGAATTAGCTAATGTTATCAGCAACATAGCCCCCGAAGAAACACCCTTCACATCCAATGTCGGTTCCGAAAATGTGTCCAACACATTTTTTGAGTGGCAGGTCGATGATTTGGCTGCTGTTGACGTCACGCCCGTCATAGACGGGGATGATGTTGCATCTTTTGACGCAACCACAGCAACCGTAAGGGTCGGAAATTACACGCAAATCCGTCGTCGCAGCATGATTATTGCTGACAACCTCGGCTTCCAAGATCTGGCCGGCCGTAACGACGAAGTCGCATACCAACTTGCCAAGCGTGGTAAGGAAATCAAGCGCGACTTGGAAACAATCTACACAGGCAACACAGCCCGTTCCGCCGGCTCAGCATCTGCTGGTCGCGTAACTGCTGGCCTGGGTGCGTGGATTGCGACCAACGTCAACAAAGCTGGCGACGGCACCAACCCAACTGCGGTTGACGGTTCCGACGCCCGTAACGACGGCACGCAGCGTGACTTCACAGAAGCCATGTTGAAAGACGTGATGCAGAAGGCATACACCGAAGGCGGAAACCCATCCGTTCTGATGGTTGGCCCGTACAACAAGACTGTTGTTTCTGGCTTCGCAGGCATCGCGGCTCAGCGCTACCAAGCGCCAACTGATGGCCCAACAACCATCATCGGTGCAGCTGACGTGTATCTGAGCGACTTTGGCGCCCTGACTGTGGTTCCTAACCGCTTCAGCCGTGAGCGTGACGCTTGGTGCCTCGACACAGAGTACGCGTCAATCGCAACTCTGCGTCCGATCCAAGCTGTGGATCTTGCCAAAACAGGCGACGCAGAGAAGAAAATGCTCATCTGCGAAACTGGCCTCAAGGTATCCAACGAAAAGGCCCACGGCCTGATCGCTGACTTGAACGTATCGTAAGTATGGTGGGGCGGCTTCGGTCGCCCCATTCACTCTGGAGGTAAAGATGAAAAGACTTTTTAGCCGAGACGAAGCCACCGGGATCACGCGGTACTGGCACGTCAAGCAGAACGGCGAATACGTTATTGAGACCGTGCAGGACAGCACAAAAATCATCGAAGCAAACAAGCGCTCGTACAACGACGTGTCGGGTAAATTCGGAGAACACGCCAAGGTGGCCTCCATCCCGCTTTCCGTGTATTATGAGCTGAAGAAGCAAGGCATCGCTGACGATCCGAAAGCCCTACGCAAGTGGCTGAACCAGTCGGAAAATCGGGCGTTTCGCACTCGAGAAGGTACACTGTAATGGCGATCACAACGTATGACGAGCTCAAGGCATCCATCGCCAGCTGGCTAAACCGAGACGACCTGACAGCGGTCA